ATTGTCAGTCGTAGGATTAAATTCAGTCTTATCAGCGATAAAACTAAAGATACCGCCATGTTCTTCGCCAAAGTCATATAAAACGTCATTACTTTTCGTGATTCTAAACACTTTAGTAGGATTTGTTTTATGTTTGTCTATAAAAACACGTTTATCGTCTAATTCAAGTGTTTCTGCATCATTTGGCAATTTCAATAAAAATGTATTATCGGCTAATAAAATAACGTTATTTCTATCTTCGCCAACTCCATATTTAGAAGCCGATGTTTCGTTGCACCAACGCTCAATAATTTCACCGGCAGCATTTTGCCAACGTAATTTGTATTGACATAACACCATAGTTGCCTTTTCAAATATACCATTGTTACCAGGGTATCCATCGACAAGCCAATAACGATTTTCAAAATAGACATACATTCCTGTTTTTATAGTGCCACGTTTAAACAATACAGTTCTCATAGCAGACTTATCTTGTGAGTCGGAAATATTTCCTTGAACAATACAACGTGTTTCAACAGATTGCGATAAATCATAATTATATAACGTAACAGTTGTTGCTATATCCGTCATTAGAGCCTCGTCAAAAGCATCATCTTTAAAATCATTAAAAGAATCATTTTCAAATCCACCAAGACTATTTGGTCGAGTATGCGAGGACATTAAATACCATTCTTGTGCCATCTAATTCCCCCTATATAAAAGCTGTTGGCTTTTGATTTTCAACCATACCTCTTGAATTTTCTTGATTAGCTTTATATTCGTCTTCAACATATTTTTTCGCATTATCAGAAGCCCCAATCGAAATATCTTTGCCGACTATACTAACTCTTTTATTCACTTTAGAAACTTCACGTTCTTGATAAAACTCTTTCATAAAGGCAGCTAAAGTAGATATAACATATCCGTCAAGTTTTGAATCAAAGTGCAAAAATGCATCATTGAATTTCAAAGGGTCTAATTCTACTGAATATCGACTAATGGCTCTTTTAAGCCACACTATTTCTAACTCAAATGGAATAACTTCTTTGTCTGCAAAACTTGACTCAAAAAAATCAATTACTTCAGAAGCGTTTGTAACTTCTTCCATTATTTATACCTCTTAAAGTCGAATACCCGTATAATCTTCACAAAACGCAATTTTCTTATAATCGTTTAGATTCAAACTTCTAATTGTTTCCATAAGATAAGCTTTTTCGGCACGAGTAACAACAGTCTTTTGAATATTATCTTCAAATGCTTTTGGTGTTTTAAGTTCAAAAATTCTTTTGATTTCTTCTGCCGTTAAAAATGTCTGCTTTTTATCGTCAATATCAAAGCTGACTTCTGAACGTGTAAACGCATCTTCAATATACCAAGTAGCATGACTTCCAAGACTATCTATACCTGATAAAAGTTTATTGCCATTTTGTGCTTGTGCGATAACTTCCTCTCGTGACAACAAAACACTTCCATTTGCAGGAATACTAATATCACCTTTAGAAGTGACACGAGGTGCACCTGTAATCCAAGGAGCGATACTGCGGACTTTAACCTTTTTATCCAAGCGAGTATCTTCCTCGGTTATTTCATTTTTCTTTTCTTTTGCTTCTTCTGTATTAGCCATTACAACTATATCCTCCGTTTCAACTATTATTTATTGTATAGAATGTTTTACTTCATTATAGAGTGCAATTATTTTGTCAAGTTTTTCAGATTTAGGGAATACATAATACTTCTTTTTGGTGTTTTTATTAACCCCAACTGAAATATATTCAACATCAAACACTTTGATAAAATGATACATTCTATTTGAATAACAATAGAAATAATTATTCATTTTTCTCTCCATATGACTAAAAGAGACGAGATTTCTCTCGTCCCTCAAACTTCAAACTAACTTATATTTGTGAAAGGTTTGTATCAGAAATGATACCTACAGTAAACTCTCTACCCGGAGCTACCAATGCACCAATTTCCATATCAAATCTGCTTATAATTTGACCAGTTGTAACATCATTACCTGAGAATGATGTTAGACCACCTCTTGTTACTGTATAAATAGGTGACTGCGCACCGGCTGGAATTACATAACCAATACCTGTCGGAAGAACTGTTTCAAAGTTTTTACCGTCAGCATTCAACGTAGAAATGTCATATGGGTTAGGGATTTCTGAAAGAACTGCGCCATTGTACATACCCATAAGACCTGTATCATGAATTTCCTTCATTACAGCTTCTGAAATACCATTAATCGTAGGTGTCACACCTGTGTAACCAGCAAAACCGTTAAACTGTGAAATTAGGGCATAATCGCCTGAAATTGTTGGTTTACCAAAACGTCTTACGTCTGAAATAACTTTATCTACGTCTGTCTTTGTAAGACCAGAATCTTCAATAAAGTATTTAACTCCTTTGGCATTCTTGATTGCATTATAAATTGTTTCAACAACATACTTTGCAGCTTTATTTCTGATTTGAACACGAACTTGTTCTTGAAGTTCATTTTCATCACTCATATCGCCCAAAGCAGCCTTTCTATAATCTACTGCATAACCACCAGAAATTGTTGTTGTAGCAACAGGCACACGTTTCTTTTTGATAACAGGGAATGTAACGTCCTGTCCAGCGGCTTGCATTTTAGCATCTATATTTGCAAAATCAGGAACTTCAACTTCGCATGATTCGTTGTAACCGATATTCTTATAGTTACCATAGATTGAAAGTAACTTAACTTCCTTCATAAGCACCGGCTCCATTGCGAAACGTCTGATTTCATTCAATTCTGAAACAGCCTTTGTATCGCCATTTACAGCTTTTGAATTAAGTTCCATTATGTATTTCGCAGCAACGTCAGCCTTATTGCCGAAACGTGACAAATCTTTACCATTTGCCATTGCTGAGAATATTTCAACAACTGGTGACTTAGCATTTACCTTACCACTAACATTGTTAGAGTCTTTTCTTTCATTGTTTAGTTCAAATGTATAAGACATAATATTTGATCCTCCTCTGTAATTTATTTAATTAGGCTGTTGCACCGTGAACAAGTACAACTACACCATCGTTATTTCCGATAATATCTGTAACTTCAAGATAGAAAGCTGTGCTTGCAACACTCGTGTCTGCCTTTAGTGAACCATCTGCTTGTGAAACAAGCTTGTCACCGACTTTCACACCATCAGGTAGTGGATAGTCGTAAATCTCCATCTCTTTTCCGTCAAGTTTTGAAAAATCAACAACTCTAACGTGTGCATTTTTTGAAATTGCATATTTAGGCATTGATGCATCATCTCCAACTTCAATTTGCATAATAGCTTTTGACGCATTCTTTGCCACAGCAAATGCACCGCTTGTTACTGTACCAAAAGCACCATTAAATGTATCTACTGATGCAACAGCGTTTTCAAATGGATAAACACCATGTTCTATCTGACCAATCGTTCTAAATTTAATTGCCATTTAATTTTCCTCCTAACTAAAAAGACCCGACACTGTTGTCGAGTTTAAATTCTTATTTTAAAAAATATTTAAGTCTTTATCTTCTGTTTTGTTTTCTGTACAAACTTCAGAAAATATATCTTCAACATCTGTTTCAGAATTTCTTGAATTAATCTCTGATACTTTCTTTTCTGCTTTCTTTTGCTGAGCCACAATATTCATACAAATCTTAGACTTGATTGAATTGATTTCTGAAGTTACATTTTCAAGGTCTTCTTTCTTTTCAGCAGAATTAATCTCTGTTTTTAACTTTTCAATATCTTCCTTTGCGATTTCCTTTTCATCCGAATTAAATTCACCAAGTGCAGAATCTAATTCACCAAGCTTTTCAGCCACTTTTGCTTTAGCAAGTTCGCTTTCAAGAATATCTCTTTCAGCCCAATATGTTGCGTGGTCTTGCTTTAGTTTATCAAGCGTTGCTTGAATTTGTTCTACAGATGCGTTAAGTTCTGAAATCTTTGTGTCCTTTTCAGCAATTTCAGCATCTTTTTCTTCAATTTTTGTATTCAGTTCTGCTATTTTAGTTTCATAAGACTGTGTTTTATCATTAAGCTCTAATATAGTAGATTGAATAGCTTCTTTTACTTCATTTATATCCATTATTTCGTTTTCCTCCTTTTGTTGTTTCTTTTCATTTAACTCTATCAGAGTAGAAGTAGAATCTGCTGCCGATGTAACCATAGACCATCCTGAATGAACAAAGTCTATGGGAATACGCCCTTTGTCCAAATAACCATTTTTATATACAATTCCGTCATTACCTTCTGACTTATATATTTCAATGCTACCTTCAACTGACACACCATTGTTTACATCAGTTTCAAGTTGTTCAACAAAAGCATGGTATCTCATCTCATCTAAATATCCCTTACCAATAACAACTCTTTTAGTGCCATCGTCAGTTTCAATATCTTGAATGTATCCCTCTGTAAAATGTCCAACAATCGTAGCATTATCAAATACGGGCATACCATCTTCAATTCCGGTTAATCCATGCCCGCTAATTTGTGTTCTCTCATCATCTAAAAACTCTACGGTTACACTCATATCTTTGATACTATCAAGTTGCGGAGCACAATATTCTTCAAGAAATGTAATGCCATTTTTGTTGTATTTAGTACCAACATCATCTACTACACATTCTGGAGGTTGCAATTCATACAAAACGGCAGTAAAAGCTCGTCTACCATTTTTATATTTCTTTTCAGACAATTCAAAAGCTGCCATTATTAACCCTCCTAAAAAATTGCAATAAAATAAGCCAACAAATAGTTGACCCGTTTTCGATATTAAGTTTTATGTTTTGTCACTGGGACTCGGAAGATTATTTCCTCCGTTACTTTGTGATTGTATTGTATTCTCATTTGTAGGATTATCCACGCTTGGTCTACCACCCACATTATCATCTTTAGAAATGTTGTTACTTGTAAGGTGGGGGATATACTTATCAAATATTTTATTATCATATTCTTCATCGAGTATATTAAAATAGACATCAGGATTAATTCCGGTGCTTGAAACAAGCATAGTCATAGAACCAGAAGCTTGTAAATATAAACCCTTCATCATTTCAAAGAATTGTTGTCTATTTACCAATGAAGTAGGCAGATAATACACTTCAACTCTATTACGTTTATCTTTTATGATATTTTCATTTATAACGTAATTGAGTTCATTTTGCAATTCTTGAATCCACATATATAATTGTGCGTTAATCATTTCCAAGTTACTTTGACCATTTGCAAAAGTACCTGTTGACGATGCACCCAATAGTTGAGCTGCCATACCTAAATCCATAGCAATTTTATCAGTTAAATCGCCTTCATTCTTTTGGTCAAAAATATCAGCCGTGCCGACATCTAATGTTTCTATCTTTGTGCCTGCTGATACTGTAAAAAATGAAGTTCCACCACGATTATTCTTAGTCATAACTGCTTGTTTGACTTTATCGTGTTGGTCTTGCTGTTGAGATTTTGTCAATGCACAACTACCTTTATCTTTGCCTTCAGGCAATGTCTGAACAACAATACGATTATTTAATTCACGCAATACGTTTCTTTTTGTATCCACGAATTCATTTTGGTACAAAATATCTGATATTGCAGCAATCGCCAATGGGCGTCCCCAAGGCTCGCTCGTTTTACATTTTATTTTGTGAGCAATGGTATGCTTATTGTCTAATACAATCCAATTATTTGAAGAATATCGACCTTTTTCCCAGTTGGAATATGCTTTGCGAATTTCTGAAGGATATTTCTTTAACTTACGGTCACGTTCAGCCTTTGTAACACATTGCTCAAGAAAATACCTTAAATTAAAAGCAATAACGTTCCTGTTATTTTTTCGTCCTACTATTTTTGAATATTCATAAGGCAGGGGAATAAGTGAAGCATTTATTCCCAAATCACAAAGTTCTATAATATTTTCAACATCATAGTCAGATAATGCTTTTGTAGCATCGTTGACTTTTTTTGTCGTTTCAAAATAATAAAAACAATTTCCTTCGTTCATATCTGTGAAAAGAGCATCACGAATAAATTGCTTGTCCTGAATAGCCTCCAAAGTCGAAAGCATTAGGTCTTTATTTTTGTTAAGCTTTGTTTTACTAAATTTCCGCTTTTTCCCATACACCACTCTATCTAAACAAGGCAATGCAACCATATAATCAATGGTATTTGTAACTACACCTTCGCTATTATAAACAAACATTGCAAGTTTTCGAGTAAGTGAATGATTGGCTATTGGGTCTTTTACAATAGACCGTATTTCTTCAGGTGTAAATTCTGTATATAAGTTGCAGCCGAATATTGAACTGTAATCGTTCACCGGCAATGTACTAAAATAGCTATTGAATTCATATGTACGGTCTGCTTTTTGCTTAGAATTTGACTCATTATTTTCATCTGGTCTATCTCTCGTATGTGTTGTATTATCCGTATTTAACGCCCCTTTCTTTAGTTAATCAATGTTGTATATTCATAATCACTTGAATTACTAACCAAATCCATCTCCAATTGGTCTATAAAATATGAACCCATTGCAGCCGCAACATAACGGTCTTTTGTATTTGCACCTTTTTCATGGACTTTAATTGTACCAGTTTGTGGATTTTTTTCATACAATAATTCAGCGGTTTCGCTTATTAATGCTTGAGTTTCATAAAACGGTTTTTCATATGCAAACTGTTTATCAACGTCCAATTCATTAGTATAATCCTTATTACTTAAAAGAATTTCATCTTTTGCTACAGTAGGAGTAACTAAAAAATTTATTCTACCTTCTTGCAAATTTCGCCTAAATGCATACGCCATATCACTATTTAATTGTTGAGTGGCATTTATTGTATAAATACATTCCTTCGCATTTGGGTCGGCAACAACACCCGAATATGTATCATTATTCATAGCTTTCATTGGACTATAATCAATTTGGCGTTCTTCATCGAATAAAACTTTTCCAAGATTAATTACAATTTGAGATCCTGAATTTCTGGCATCAACTACAAAATAATCAGCCTCAAAATCGTCAAATATTTCTCGAATTCGTATTGTTTGCAATGTTGTATCTCCACCTTTAGGTGCTTCTATATACGAATATTCTCTACGATAACCTTGTTTTATTTGTAACTCATCATCGCCATTTGAATATGTCGTAGCTTCTGGAATTGCCCTAATACAACAATAAGCAGAATTATCATTTTTATCTCCAGCGACAAATGCAAAGTCACATGATACGACTCTAATTTCACCATCCAATTTTGGAATGGCATATTTATTCTTGTTCTTTAATCTTACATCGTCATTATTTCTTGGATAGAAGACCCTCTTTAATGCTTGATTTTTTAAAAGAATATCATATGTGAAAAATGCCGATGCATTTTGTTTTGGACGCAAATTCAAAAATTCTATTGCAAATGTAATAGGATCTTGTTTTTGTTTTTCTAACTGCATTTGCTTTTGCGTTCTAATATTATGTTTTAATGTTATACTTTCATCAAAAGCTAACACGCAAACATTCTTATCATTCAACATGCCTTTAAAATTAGGATCAACAATTTTTTCCCAAACCCAATGACCATCAAACCATGATGAACTTATATAAACATCTTGA